TTATAGACCTGAATCCTCTTTAGTTATAATCCAGTCTTTAACCAAAGCGGAGCGAACAATGTCGTTGCGGGTAAAATTAACTGTATCAAAGTATTCAGTCATTTGTGATGCAACTGTAACAAATTCTTCCAATCCAGATTTTTCTTTTTTTGCTGTTAGATCACATTGTTTCGTGTCACCACACACAAATATGCGTGTATTCTCACCCATTCGTGTGATAACAGAATCTAGCTCATGAAATGACATATTCTGTGCCTCGTCCACTATGACAACCGCATTGTTTAATGTGATGCCCCGAACATAGGAAGTCGTAATGAACTCTACTATACCCTTTTTAAATAACACATCCCAAGTAGTTCCATTGCCACATAATTCGTTGAATATTTGTTTATATGGTATAGTGTATATCTCAGTTTTTTCATGTATGGAACCGGGAAGAAATCCCATATCCCGTGTTGGTACAGCACTTCTTACAACAACTATCTTATCAACTTCTTTTTTGAGCAGGGCATCAAGTGCCAAGTATGATGCTATGTAGCTTTTACCTGTTCCAGCGGACCCTGTTGCGACAATATTATATCCTGATAAAAATGAACGCATCAACTGAGATTGGGATTCTGTTTTCGCAGTTATAGGCTCTAAAGATAAACTGTCAAATTTCTGCGCGGGGCCTTTCCTTTTTACTTTTCTCGTTGTCTTTATTGATGTGTTTGCTGTGTCGAGATAAAGTTCTTCTTCTGTAAGATACAAAGTTACTCTCCTATTTTTATAATCGCAACTCCTCTTGTTTTGAGAAAGTTGATACCATCGTCACTTCGATAAGTATTCTTATAATAGACAGAACTAATTCCTGCCTGTTTTATAGCTTTAGCGCATTCTATACACGGAGAGTGTGTGATGAATATGCTTGAATTTTCTGTTGAATTTGTTGATCGTGCAACCTTCATTAATGCATTTATTTCTGCATGGATTACATCGGGTTTAGTGTAACCATTATCATCTTCACAGCAGTTATCATCTCCCTTTGGTGTTCCGTTATAACCAATTCCTATAATAGTATCATCTTTGACAATAACACACCCTACTTGCAATCTTTCACATGATGACAGCTTACTGTAAACCTCAGCAACCTCAATGTGTGCATTAATAAACTTCTCTTTCATATTTAGATTTTCATAGTAAGTTAGAAACCCGCTTTCGCGGGTTTCATAAAAGTTTAATCATTCATTCAACTTCATTATTCTGTCAAGAACGATCTGCGCTCTCTTGGATGGTTTTTTGGTTAAAAATGCAGCTTTTCTACCCAAATGATAAGGAGGTGATTCACCAATATGGGTGTACTGTTCTTTTGTTGGATCAGCAAATTCTCCTGTTGCCTTATTTACTAGCCACCAGTGCGTTGCTTTACCCGTATTATCCGTGTAAGAAGCGACAAATGGTTGATACTGTAATGTTCCTAGCAAATGCCAAAGTGCTTCTGCCGCAACATAACAGTGCCCATCTGTTGGATGAACATCGGGGCTTCTATCCTTCCATCTACCGCGCAACAGGTCTGTTGTCAGAACCCGTTGCACTAACAGAATATTAGTTTCTATATCAGTCATTCAGTCAAAAGTTGCTGATTCGAAGTGTCATTGACTTGAATTTTACGAGGTTTCTTGTGATCAGGAATGATCTTCTCCAAGAATATCTTCAATATACCGTTAATCAATTCTGCATCGTTGACGATGATCTGATCGCTTAGAGTGAATGTTCTATTGAAGGCACGATTTGCAATACCCCTAAACAAAAAGTCTGCATCTTTATCGAGAGAATCTTCACCAGTTTTGCCGATAATGATCAACTTGTCTTCCTTCAATTCAATATCAATATCTTGCTTGGAAAATCCAGCAACAGCCATTTCAATCTGATAAGTGTTTTCACCAGTCTTTTTGATATTGTATGGGGGATAGTTTGTAACGCACCTATTCGCATCATCATGAATCTTTGACAGACGATTGATTAGATCCTCTGAACCAACATAATATCGACCAAAGTCTTTGAACATAGAATCAAAAGTGTTTGCTATATTTGTCATGCTATTTCTCCTTTATTAAGCGAGTGTTTTTAAAATTCTACCCTTACGGCGTAGATGTGAGGATTTATTTGATTAGCACTCCTCTTGGCTAAATTTTAATCAAGTCAACTTCGAGGACCCCATGGATAACAATACTTTCCCATGATGTCAAAAGCATTTTCAGTTACCCAAAACTTTCGATTAGGATTATTTTCATCGAATACTTGTATCAAGTCTCCGTAATCACCCTTCCTGCGTGATGTTAGATTGGATGCAACAACAACATCCCCTGTGAATCTATTTTTAAGTCTAGTAAAGACCTCTTTTTCAGCAGAACTCATAATGTACTCCGTCTTTATTTTTTAATACCAATACTATATTTTGCTACCAATTCCCATTCATCTTTCTCCTTATAAGGCAGAATTTTGATCTGATGTATTGGTGCAATATTCTCTTCGTCTATAACACTTTTATTTAAAATTTTATACAAACCCCACTCTTCCAAAAGAAGAGCAATGGCATTTCTTCTTGCAATATCTGTTTCATCAATATTTGATGGTTTTGAATCCAATTTAAACAACTCTTTAAAATGAACCAGATAATAATTGCCTCGTTTATGTAAGATGTGACAGGATTGATATAGTATCTTGTCTTTCCTAGATGAAACTCCTATGCGAGTGAGCGTCTCTTTTATTTTAAGAAAGTCATCATCTTCTTTTAAAGATACTTCAATAAAAGATTTAAGAATCTCCTCGTTTCTGTCGGCATGTGATATAAGCATAGTGTATCCTCAAACTGGGGATGCTCATTTAGTGCCTCCCATATCTGTTAATTGTTTTATTTTTTTGATATGATCATCATCAATCAATTCACTAATCTCTCTCGCCCTAATCTCAGAGTAATCAAAGTATGATTTGATAAGATTAATCTTATCATCACTTTCATGTTTACTCCATTTATGATATGGGCGTTTTCGTGATCGTATTGTATTTATAAGATATAAGTATTGTGAATATGCATCCATGTAATGACGAGTATTCATTTCATTAGCAAACATAACGCAATCGGAGTGATATGACAATCCTCGATTTACCAAGAATGCGGAGTAATCCTTGTTAAATGTTTCATCAGCAATATTCTTTTTACCATATAGAACATCATTTAAGTAGTCAAAGGGTGTCATTTGAATTCAACACCATTCATCATCTCAAGAAAGAAAGCCATGAGATTAATTTGAGGATCGGCAACGAAAGCATGTTTGTACTGATAATCCGCCATTAGAACAACAGCATTAGGAATTGATGATGGAATAATGATGTCTGTCAAAGAATCAAAAATCTCATGAAATATTACACTTGGATCAACATCGTTTGATCCAACCCATTTACGCAATGAAGTGTAGTCTTTCTTTTTAATATACTCTATGATAGTATCAATCTTGATATTAGCATTTAATTGAGTTAGTAACGACTCATCAATCTTTCCGAACTTGGAATATCTTTGCAACTCATTTAGAATACGCCTAAAGTCTGGAAAATGCTTTTGAACGAATTCCGCAACAACAGATGGTTCATATTGAACTTCTTCAGCATCGAGAATAGACTGAATTCGCTTGAAAAATTGACTAGCCATTTTGGCCTTTTCAGGACCGCGTAGAGTAAAGTCAATAACAGCGCATCGGGAATGAAGTGGTTCAATGATTCTATTCTTGTAGTTGCAAGTGAAAATGAATGAGCAGTTGCTTGCAAACTCTTCCATAGCATTTCTAAGGGCGGGCTGTGTTGATGTTGGATTCAAGTAATCCGCCTCATCGATGATGATTACCTTACGCATTCCATTTAGCGACATTGATGATGCATATTGCTTAATCTTTGTGCGAAATACATCGATACCAGATTCATCGGATCCATTAATCATGAGATAGTCACAACCAATCTCATTACACATGGCTTTAGCGATGGTGGTCTTACCAACACCAGGACCACCAGCCAACATAAGGGAAGGAATATTCTTCTGAGTAACATACTCATGGAATGGTACCTTCAATCGGTCAGGCAGAACACAATCTTGAACAGTCTGTGGGCGATAACGTTCGCACCACAAGGTATGTTTTATACTCATAACGAATACTCCTATTACTTAGAGTAGTTAGAACCAGATTCTGTAGTCACCCAATATTGAATATCTTTATTAGCATTCTTGAAATGTGCGATACCTTTTGAGGAGATTTGAACAGTATATGTGCCTGGGATAAACTTTAGATATTCCGTTCGGAAAATCATTTTGTATGTGTCACCATTACCATCACAAATTTCCATAGATTCGCTATGTGCAGAATCATTGTTTACATCTTTAGTGCTAACGAGAACTTTGCTACCATCAGATTCAACAACAATATTCGGAGATTGAAGAACAGATGAAATCTTCTTAATCCAGATATAATCATCTTCTGAAAGAGTAAATGTAATCTCAGGATCACCCATGTTGATATCTTTTTCTGGTGCAACAACGATCATACTAGGATCACAAAACCTGTATTGGATCTTACTTCTCCCGTTATTACCTACGATGGTAGCATTCTTGTCACCAAGCTCAATTTCAACTCCGTCAGGATGTGTGCTAATGACTGATAGGAAGTTATTCATGTCATAGATACCGAAATCTTTATCAATGACTTCACCGATGTTTGCTTGTGCTAGAATACTCTTCTGTGCGGAAATAGTCCGAACGGATTGCCCAACACGAAAATACATGCTCTGATTAATCTCAGAAAAATTCTTCAGAATATAAAATGTATCATTACTTAGTTTCATTATTAACCTCACTTTTAAGTCGTTCAATATAAACAACAGCATCCATCAATTCTTCCTGAAGGTGCTGTAACCATCCCAAAAAATCAATATCAGTACGCTCAGTTGTCGTACCATACTTCTTATAACCAACTTCCATTCTTGATTTAAATGATTCTATCACATTACCAACATTCTTGTCAAGCATTACATTCTCCCTGTGTACTGGGCTATGGCAGGCAGGTTTCCTACAAACTGATAAGTTCCGATGTGGGCAAGTTTCATCCATGGGCATAAGTAGATTTCTCCACCAATCTTACGCCACATTTGACAGAACATATAGTCTTCACTTAAATATCTATCAGAACCACCGCCAGTGATGGAATCTTTAGTATCAATTACTGTATCGAAATATGCGTGAATGTATCTTGAACCATCAAAGTTGGACTGCCCAACATGATCGGGTTTGTAATGGATCATTGGAAAGGCTTCTGCAAGTTTTTCAAATACATTCCGCTTAATCATCATAAAACCAGTACCAATCTCAAGTACCTGTAGCGGCTCAGTTACCTGAAACTGTTTTGTGCCCTTGACTACATTGAACACATATTCACCAACAAGAGATTCGAGTTTTCCAACCTCAATATCAGGATTGTTTTTAATCGCATCAACAATGTTTCGCCAATTGATAGACTTCTTTGGATATGGACCGCCAATAACATCTTTATCCAATGCCAGTAATGCGATAACATCCTGAGGATTAAAATGAATATCTGAGTCTATGAAAAGCAAATGAGTACAATCCGAACGAAGGAACTCATCTGTTAAATAATTTCGGGCCCTTGTGATAAGAGACTCGTTGAACAGAAATGAAAACTTAGTTTCCACTCCATATTTTGTTAATACATTCTGAAGATCGAGACAAGATTTTACATACATTCCATGAGACATACCACCATACATTGGTGTGCCTATGAATAACTTGATCTTTTTCAGATCATCAACTTTCACTTGGATTTCCATATGATAACTCCACTAGAAACAATTAAAAATTCATTAAGGATCACTGCTTTACAAAAAGCGGCGGTTTAAACAACAGAGTCTGTTTGCAATCCTGGTGGATGAACAGAAATCATTTAGATATTTATAACGCAATCATGGCTTGCGATGTACCATCCGAAACATTTTCAGAAAGAATTTACAACATACTTAATGATAACACAACACAACCCACATGTCAAGTGTGTGGTTCTCCAGTGAACTTCATGTCTAATTTAGATGTTGGGGGTTTGGGACTGTGGGCAAAAAGTGTATTGTTTAGAAAAAGTAAAGGAGAATCGATTCGATTCTCCTCCATTTAGATTTATCTAAATGTATTACTTAGATTTTGCAATTTGACTCTTCTTTGGAGTGCCCAGACGATACTCCGCAACCTTTCGCCCATCTTTTAGTTTGCGTGTGTTTGTGTAGATCGAATGCCCCGCAACCCGCAATTCATGAATTCGCGCACCGACATTTTTGATGCCGTACTGGAATCGTGCTTGTGCGGTAGTCAAAGTTTTACCTGTTGAAAGAAATTTAAGAATTTTATCTTTTGCAGCCATATGTTTCTCCATAATATGATTGAATCACCTATAACAAGGGAGGGTGATTCGGTCTCCCTATTCTAGAATTGTTGTGTATTAAATCTCGGCAGGAGTCTCAGCAGTCTCAGCAAGAGTGTCGGCGGATGTGTTTACAACAACTTCAGCATCAATTTTAGTGTAGAGATCGAGAAAAGAAGCTTTGGTATCCTCATCAAATCGATTTAGACAAAGTTTAATCGCGGATAGTTTATTGCCAAAGATACCGTAGGTTTTTGCAATATGCACCAATCGCCGAGTGGAGATTACCTCATCTGCGGCACCCTCACTGAAGGATTTGCGAATAACATCTGCCCATTTTACCAAACGATCAGCAAATTCTTCATCCTCAAATCCAGCAGATAGCAATTCCTTAGCGATAATCTTTTTCTCAACAGTAACTGGTGCCCAATCCTGTTCCATTGTAACAGGAAACCGTTCAAGAAATGCCTCATTTAAAACATTGGTGAACATGTATCGCCCATCATCTGAGCCTTTACCTTTTGTATTTGCTGTAGCGAACACGGTAAAGCCTGGCGCAGGATTTACCAACTCATTCTTCTTTTTCAAGAGAAAGGGTTTGCCTTCCAGAACACGCTGAAGCGTTGACAAATTTTGTGCACCATAATCGATTTCATCAAGACACAGAACAGCACCCTGTCGCGCAGCCACTGTTACTGGACCATCTCGCCACACCATCTCACCATCAATTAGAACATAATTACCTAGAAGATCGCCTTCATCAGTCTCAGGAGTCATACTGACAACGATAAATTTGCGACCAGCTTTCGCGGCAGCTTGTTCGATAGACATTGTTTTACCATTACCTGATTGCCCAGTCAAAAATACAGGAAAGAATTTCTTGGATTGAACAATACTATAGATATCGTTAAAGTTCCCGAAAGGAACATAGTTACTATACTTGGAAGGAATTAAATCTTCCTCACCAACATTAGTTGCAACAGAGGAGATAGATTTTTTAGCAGAGTTTACTGGTGCAGAAATGCCAGCAAGATTCGGATTTGGAACCGATACTGGTACTGATACAGTATTCTGAGTAATAGAATATACACCTCGCTTAATTTTCATAGGATTTTCTGGTTTCATAAACCATGGTGGAATAGATTTTACACCGTTTTTCTTGCAAATTTCACTGATTTCGGCAGTGGTGATAGTGGACTTGCCGGTTGCACGAAGCAAATTCAAAAAATCTTCACGGGAAGAACTACGCTCAGTCAT